GGGAAATGTTGATTGTCGGTGTCACCGTTGATTTTGACATCAACGGGGTGTGCGTTAAGGTGCAGGTTGTTGCCTTTATGGTGGTAAAATTCACTTCCCACGCTTGCCCCAAATTCACTCGCTTGATACACGGCTTCAACAGAATTCGCCGCCTTTGTTCTGTCGCCTGAGTGATGGTTCAAGCCGATGATAGGGTCTAACCCCGTGTTCATTGATTTGGCTTGTAAAAATTTAGCCGATGAGCCTGTGATTGTGGCAAATTCTGTTCGGTGTGCATCCACTACACCCGATGGCATAGCCCTGTGTGATACCATGCCGAGTGTTTCATCTTGAAGCACCCGCCCCATGCCGACCCGTGTTTCAGCCTCAGTCCAAGGCGCGTTGGACAAGCGGTTGAAACCCTCTCGCCCAATACCTTCGTTGGTGTGTTGGCTGATAACCATGCCAATAGGCACAGTGCGTTCAATCCCTGTGTATGTGCTGTCACCCCATGCCCAATCACCGCCTGTCGGCAAATCGTTCATGCTGTCGTGCTTCCCGCCATCAAAACGGGCTGACCGCAATATAGCATCCATTGAGGATGAGGTTTCAGCGGGGTCGCCCGCCAACATATTGAGAGCATCCGAAGCACCCTTGAAACCAAAGGCTCGCACAGGCAATCGCCGTGACAAATCCACAGCGACCATTGGATTTTGCACCACCGTCATTTCATTCCACTCATACGAATTGGTGGTGTCCTTATCCAATACCCATTTCGTGATGGCTTTGCGTGGGTTGAGTCCGTCACCAATGCCTTCTCCACGAGAATAGCGGGTGCTTGCACCCCTCAGCACAAAATGCTGACGCAATTCAAGCGTGCCGTGTGGCTCACGCAATCCTGTGTGTCCCATCAACACCGCACTCGCTGAACGCTGACCCCAATTTGTGCCGTGTCCACCTGCGTTAAGTCCGTTGTAGCCGTATTGTTGTAGCCATTGAAATGCGTAAATGCGTTCAAAAGCCATTCCCTTATCCACAGAATCCGTGTCGGTGGCGGGGGCATTACGCAAATACAATCCTCGCACTGATGGTTGATCCACAGCGTTAGGCATACCTGCTTCACGGTATCGGAATGTCATGTATTGCTCTCGGCTCGTTCCAAGCAAAGCGGGGTGACTGTATTCAGCAAGCCATGTGCATAGGAAGGCATCGGGGATGGCGTTTGAATTGGTGTCACTTGATGAAACCAACGCCAAGTCAGCGTGCGAATCCTCCGCATCAAAATCCCCACTGCTTGATGGGGACTCCACATTGGCGACAGGCACAGCCGACATATTCACCATTTCAGGATCGTGAGCAATAAGTGGGGGAACGGTGGCTAATTCTGTTCCCACACGGGCGGTTCGCCAACCCGCAGGATGACCTGTCAAGGAATAATAGGTATGCAACCCATCGGATGCCTCAAAGCCATTTTGAATCCATGTTGGGTTTGGTCGCCCTCCCATGAGCATATATTGCGAAAGCATGAAACCGTTCATGGCAAATTCTTCACCTGCGTTGTGCCTATTATTGACGGTTCGTGAGCCAACGGTGAGGGCAATTGGCCCGGAAGTTGCCGCACTTCCATACGGCCCAAAGACCGCAGAATTTTGACTGTAATAACCCGAAACCCACTGTGCTTGTTCCGTAGCACCCTCAACCTTCGTATGCAATTGACCGGGTGCAAATAGCAAATCAATTTGGTCGTGGGGCGTAGCACCGTCATACCTTCTCCAATTCGGCAACCCTGCGTTTTTGATTTCGCTCATTGGGAAGCCATCGGATGCAAACGACCCTGTATTGTAGGCTTCGCTCTTGACCTCCAAAGTGTCAAGGTAATAGACGGTGGCTGACGGTGGGTCTATGCCTCCATTGTAGGCTGATTGAAAGCCCCAATGCTTGTGTTCTGTTTCAGCCTCAAAGAGCAACGAATACGCCGAACCGTGTGAGCGATGCAATTGCCTTCGCAACGCCATAGGTGTGCCTCTTGTGGTTAATGGTGCAACAAAGGAGTGGCCTTGACGACCAAAACGAATGCGATGGTGGGGGTGGAGGTATGAACCGTCAGCCCCGTTGTTTGTGTCCAATAGCACAGAACCACGCTCAACATGGTCGCTAAGGCGGTGTGCCGCAAATAAGCGAGTCGTTCCGCTTGGCACGCCACCTGCGGTGGTGTTGAGCGTGAGTCCAAATTGACTCTCCATTTTGTCGTGAATAATACGCACAGCGTGAAAGTGCAAAACCCTGTCGTGTGTGTCAAACGCTGTGACTTGCACATCCTTCAATGAAGATTCAGCATCACCCGCTAAGCCCGAAGTCGGTGCTGACAACCCACCCATGCCCCATGTCAAATTATTCCATGCTTGAACACGGTCATGCCCTGAACGCACGATGATATTGCCGGGTATTTCGTCTTGTGATGGGAGGTTGATTTCCAAATTGGGTTCAATTCCGCTTCCAACCGTTGAAGGAAGAGGTGTTTCTGTTCCCGTGTTAGGATTGAGGCGGGTCTGTTTGTAGGTGAAGTCTTTGATGACCGTTCCGAAAGGCGACCCCCCTTCTAAAATCAATTCCTGTCCTTTGTCATCAACGACTGAAATGCTGTCCCAAACCCGTTCTTCGTTAGGCACATATAGCCCACGAACACGCTCGGCGCTAACGGTTCTCGTGACACGATAAGGCCGACTCACATAGCCCAAAGAACCCACGAAGGGGCTTGTGCTTGTGCTAATTGTCGTGTTTTCGGATTTCAACCCGTTTTTGACAACAGCCTTTGCTCTGTCTGTGGTGCTTTGTCGCATATTGTTGAGTGTCGCATAATCACTTTCGGTGGCGTTTGTCATTGAACCGTATTTGCTCGCTATTTCATACCCATTCTCCAATGCAACCGACCAATCACCCGTCTTTTTGATTTTGTAAAGGGGCTGAGAATCCACCAAATCAATGGTAGTGGGAGAGGATAGGGTGATTGTGGGACAAGCCCGATAAAGCAGGGTATCGGTGGCTATGTCTTTGTCCAAATTGAGCCAATACATTCGTGAAAATGTGTATGAACCAAGTGTTGAAGTGACATAAGCACCACGGAACAAACGACCAAAAATTTCCGACACACTGTTCATCAACACATTGGGGTTGGGGGCATAGGTGTAGTCGCCAATCGTTCCACTGACCGCACCCAACGCTTCAGGAGAAGCGGTTGTCACGCCATCAGCATTTGCGTCATAAACCTCAAGGGGAATGCCCAAATCAAAATCACTGCTCGTATATTCTATACCCGTTGGCTTGCCGTTATAGCGAATATCGCCACCGCCCGCAGGTGGTTGATCTATCACAATTATGTCACCCGCCACATAGCCTGAACCCGGTGCATTCATCCTTACCTTGATAATTGCACCGCTAAAGGTCACAATGTCCACTGTCATGCCTGTTCCCGAACCACCAATTGTATTCACGCCTATGGCATCAACATAGCCTGTTCCTGCGCTATTCAATTCAATGACTTCATAATTCACTTTGCGAATGTAAATGACAGTCCCCGCAAAAAGAGCAATCGTCTGATTGTCCACCAATTCAATGGATGACCCATAGACATCAGCAACCGTTCCAATTTCAACATTGGTTGAAGTGACAACAACATCACCAACCGCAAATTCCCCACTCAATGCCGAGAACACCAAGTGATTGTGAGTCGTAGTTAATCCAAGTGATTTCCTGTGTAATTCATCATTTATGGCGAGTGACACTAACGGTGCTTCCTGCAATTTAATGGTGGTTGCATTCGGAACATTGTCAATAAGGCCGACGAATTCACCACTTGGACTCCACACTTCTTGTCCCGCCGCAAATTTGGTGGTGGCATCCGTTCCTGTGACGGTTAAGGTTCTCACTGATACGCTTACGAATAAAACACCCGTATTTTGAGTTGCACCCAATAATTCCAATCCTGTGGTTCGGCGGGCTGGCCCTAACGCTCGCAACCCCATAGAGTGAATACCCCTAACACCATCAACCACGCCAACACTTTGTCCGTCTTTTGTGTAAATTGTATCACCAATTTCAAAGTGATCGCCAAAGGCTGTGTTTGGAGTCATAGCGTTAAATTGGGACACACCCGCACTCAATGTTGCGTTGGTGCTGACATAGCACTCCGTTTCTTTCAAAACAAATTCATCTAATTCTGTTCCGAATTCAACATCGTCAAGCAATAATTCATCATCGGCTAAAGCCGTTCTTTGATCGTTTAGTCCTGTCCATTGAAATGGGTCGGATGCCACTTCACCCATGATAACCGGGCCGTCAAAAGGCATATCAGGCGGGGGTAAATCGGGCAATACGCACGAATTCAATCCTTCAATGGAGAATCGGCTATACCCGTGTCCACTCAAAGCGGATGGTTGTGCGCCCCGTGATTCGTGCGTAATGTCGGGCAACCCCATGTTCCCACCATCCATTGGCTTGGCGGTGAGATACCACACGGGAAGTGGCGCACCAAGACCTTGAACGATTGGGCCACCGTTTGCCGTTCCCCAATACCCACCGCCTGTCGGCGTGTCACTTTCCCATGACACTACGACAGTGTGCTGTTGTTCTGTTTCATTGTGGATTGTCCATGTTGGTTCGGATCCCAACACAACACCATCAAAGTCATAGGGGGTGTTGTAGTCATAAACATTGAAAGCAATTTGGCCTGTTTGATTTAATGAGCCAAAATTTGAATCAGCAACCACCTCCCATGAATCGTAATACAGAATGTATTCGGTGGATGGGAAGGTTGCTGTCAATTTGCCCTTTTGTGGTATGTCGGTTGGCAAACGCACTGTCGGCGCGTTGTTGAGGGCTTCGCCAATGTATAACTCATCAAATGACATCAGCACCTTTCCAAGCCGAATTGGGTCACTGTTGCTCAAATCAGTCGCCAAATCCTCTTTCAAATATACCTTTGTGCCTCTCACTTCAAGGGCTGTTCCAACAAAACGACTGTTTGCACCTGCGGTGTATAACTTGTCACCGGGATGGATAGTGCTGAGAACCAAGTCGTTGCCCGACGATTCTTTCAAGGTGATGTAATTTGCTGAACCCTTTGCTTGATCACCATTGGCTTCCCACTGCAAAGAACCCCCTTCGCCCCCTGTCAAAAAGCCGAGAGGATTCCAATTTACACCTTCGTAATTTGCTCGCCCTGACATTGATTGATATTTGGCTCGCAAATATCGCCCCCGTGAATGCGACCCTGTTTGATACGCACGAGATGAATTGATAGCGGATGCAATCATCATCGCCGCCTCTTTTGATCCCAAATCATAGGTCAATGACGACGAGGCGGCACTCGCCGCATCACTCGCACGCTTCAAATCAATCACATAGAAATTTTCACCGTTGCTATATGTGCCAACAGAATCGTTTGCCAAATTGGTTCGCACCAAAAAGTGCATACCGAGAGCGTTGCCACCACCCGCCCAAGTGAAAGTGGTCGCATCTGTATATTCGGTGTCAGGATAAGTGAAATGGAGGCTGAAATAGCCACTTGGGGGTCGTGCGTCATCACTTCCCATAGTGCGTGTGTCGGCAGGGTAATCCTGTCGCTTGAACGCACTCACCTCAGCCATGTCAATCCCACACCGTTAGAGCATTATACAATTCCGTCACTTCGTCAGCGGTAAAAGCCTTTTTCCATAGAGCAATATCAGCAAGACCGCCTTTGAAATAAATGGGGTCTGTGTTGTTTGATGTTCCACTGTGATGTCGCCCGTAAAAATATGTCCCCGATACAGTGTAAGTGTGCAAAGCAGTGGCGATAGTGAGCATATTGGTGTTCCTCCCATAAAATCCACTTGAAAGGACTGTGCCTTTCTGCAAATCGTCATTGTTGTTCAAAGCGACTATGTTTTTGGTTGTTAGGGTGATTGCGGTTGCCGTCAAAGAGGCGACGACCCCAATAACATTCCCACTTGGGTCAAACACTGCATCACCGATGCTAAATTGGGTGGTTGCATCAACCGTATCAACGGCAATAGTGACATTTTCGCCCGCTGTGTAGCCACCTGATTTGTCCACAAGGACACCCGATGCTGTCACATGAGGAACACCAATGGCGGTTGGCAAATGTGGACTGTTCCCTGCCGTTCCGTTGCGGTATGATGACGAATCAATGTTCCCTAATTGTGTCACACTTGATGCTGAAGCACTCAATTCTTGAACACCATTCACAAACACAGAAGCGGTTGGGTATGTTCCTGTTCTCGCCACCACAACATGATGCCATGCGTCTTTGGGCAAAGGTGCGAGAAGCGTAATCCTGTAATCCGATTGGCTTCCCAAAGCCTGTGCTGTTCTCACCAAAATAATTACATCCATCATGTTTGGGTCAATTCCATTTTCTTTGGTTTCAATGCCCACGCCAAATGTCCCGTTGTTCGTGTCAATGCCTTGAATGACAGGCCCATTTCCATAGGCTTCGCTTGTCCACGAACCTGTGTTGGGTTTAGCCGAGAACAAAAATGACACCGACCAATCGTCATTGACGGCATCAATGATAGGAACACGCAATTGTGGGCTTTGACCCATCCCTGCGGATTGTTTGTGAAGGGATATGGCGGCGTTATTCGCTGTCGCTAAGTCAATTCCTTTTGATTCGGGATCAACGCTAATGGGTGCATCCACCCCATCAATAGCCGATGCTGAAAAATTGCCGTAGGCGAGCAATTTGCGACCAAAGAGGGTTTCAAGAACCAATTCTTTTCCGTCTGTTCCGTGATTTGTGCTGAATAGCCCACCTTCATTCAAGCGTGCATAAAACAAGCAATCGTTGTCCATCGTATGTGCTAAATTGTCAGCAACGCCCGATGAAACGAGAGTGTATTTTCCATGCAATCCACGATATGTGTTTTCTTTGACGGTATCGCTATTCTTCAATTTGGTGAAATCCAATACGGCGGCGGATGTTTGAACCTCTTGAAGATTTTGAAAACCACTATACCCCGTTGGGCCTTGAGAATAATGGTGAGTGTAAAAGTCCGAATAATCGTTGTCTGTTCCATCGCTGATGTCAAAGACCGTTCCCGTGTGTCCACCACCAAAGAACAGAATACCGTGTGCATCAGGCAAAGGATAGACGATTTTGATGACCGCCTCTTTGCTATTGCCTTCGCGATCCACAAACAATTCAGTCCACTTCTTTGTCAAGTCGTCATCAAGGGGTTTCACCGTTCCCAAGAAACAGCACGCACCGACTCCATTTACACGGCACTGCGTTGCCCCAATGTTCGCCACGATATTTTCAAAAGTCCCTATCAAAGCATCATCAACGACAATGTAGCCGAGATTTAAAGACGAGGTGTTTTGTGATAAACGGCTAATGACATCCAACGCTTTTCTTTCAACAGCAATATGCGGGAACGAATTAACATCATAAACAGGCCAAAAATCACCGTCTTTTTGCCGAGCATTTTTGACTGATTTAATGATGAATTCACTTCCGATTCCGTTGTAGGTTCGCAAATTACCACCACCATCCTCCACCCGCCCGTGAACACCGCCTTGAAATGTAGTGATCGGAATGTGTGTTTCACCATCCATGCCCAATGGCAAAGGGGCGGCAAAGGATGAAGCCTGATATGACCGACTGTTTGTAGCCAACAAACCACCGTGTCCTATTGCTTGAATAGGGCGATAAGGATAAGGACTGTTGTTGTGAAGCCATAGGGCGAAATTGCGACCTGTTGCACCCGGAATAGTGCTGTGTATAACAATAGATATGCCCACTTCTCCATCACGGCTCTCCACTTCTTGTCCAATAAATGCACGCACATACCCCATGTGTGTTCCTGTATCAAGACTTGACACTGTTTCTGTTCCATCGTTTTCGGTGAATAATTGTGGTGGATTGAAGGCACTTCCACCGTTGGCATTTTTTGCATTGGGATGACCTGCTTGATTGATGAGTCGGATGATTTCATTGACACCTTCTTTGAAATTGCTGACATTTTTTGAATTGGCAACCGTTCCAAAGTTTATATGGAGTGGGCGAACATGGTCTAAGGTTTCATCATTACGCTTGCCTTTTAGAGCAAAATGTCCTGTTCGGCACTCAACAGGTGGTTGAAGCGGGAAGTCGTCATCACCAAACAAATGATTGCCGGGGTCAAACGAAAATCCTTCCATTGTTGGCCCTTTGTTAATGAACAGCCGTGAGTCGTCTGTTGGGTCAATGCAAACCGCTGTTTTGTTGTCGGAGGTTGAACGCCCCAAACACAGCGCATAGCGCATTGGGTTAATGAACGCTTGAGCCATTGTGCTATTGCTCGTTCCAACCGTAGCGGAGAAGCCCGTGAGTGCCTTAACTGTGCCGTTGTAATGAAAATCATCATCCGATAGCCAACAGCCCATCACAACGGGCAAACCCACAATGAATTGGTCTTGCACTTCACTCAATGTTGCGTCTTTATCAGCCCAATCGTGCCACGAATCAAAATATAGACGATGGCTCAATCCTTCAATTGACACTTTATACACACGGACACGGATTCCGCCCGTGTCGTTTATCACGCCTTCTCCAATCGTGACAGCGAATCCATTGTCGCCGTTTGGTGTCGCACCCGCCGCCCCAAACGACCAATATGGCGAACCCAACGGTGTGTTGTTCACTAACGCTTCGGGTATGCCTGTTCTAAGCGTAATGTTTGTTGATGTCACGCTTGACACAATGCCAAGGAGTGAACCTGTGTTGTGGTTATACACTTCATCACCGGGTTTGAATTTGGTGGTAGCATCAACCGTATCAACCGTAAGGCTCGTTTGACCGATGGGATGACCACCCAAAGCATTGATTAACACACCTGTGCTTGTAGTGGTGTGATTCGGAACATCAATTCCACTTTCTTGAATAAACGGTTGGACATCATCAACCTCAATGTAAGCATCCGTGTAGGCTGAACCTCCTGTGGCGGTGGTTTCACCGCCTGAATATGTTCCTAATTTCAAATACGACGACGCGTTTTCTCGCATGAAACGAATGATTGTTCGCCCCGCAACCATGCTGTAATTGTGGACTTTGAAGGATGAAACCTCCCCTCGCAACCCCCAATCAATCGCCCACCGATTCTCATAATTTTGCATTTGTGGGCGATTAACAGCCGACATGGTGCAATCAACAACGATTTCCATTGACTTATCGCTCGGTAGTGGACTCCTTCGGTATTCGCTCTCAGGCAAAATTTGCTCAATGTCATAGAACATTGAGGGGAACAACGGCAATTCAACCAATGCTCTCGTTGATGCGTAATAGGTGGAGGTTTGCCTGTCGTTTCGCACCGATGGGTTGTTTGTCCCAATCACCTTATCCTTCCACACAGGCAATTTGCTGTGTTCTGTTCGCACAGGGGCAACATCAATACCGCCTTGCCCCAAACCACC